ATTCCTTTGAAAAAAAGTTTGGAGATGCAGGTGGATTTCTGGAGGTTATCAAGGAGGATTCCTTTGGTTATGCGTCACAAGGGTTTTTATATGGAGAAAGTCAGAAAAAAAACTTTGGTGGTTGGATAGCTATTAATAAATCTACGGGAGAATGGACAGTTTGTGAGACTCCAACTGTACATGAGGAATATAAAAAGAATGCATTAGATTCTGCTAAGAAAAATGTAAAAGCAATTAAAGAAGGTAAACCTTTTAAAAGATGTTATGACGATGTTGCAGAAACTTTTAGAAGTAAACCTACTGGTAACAGAGTTCTGGGCTTTGTGTGTTCATACTGCCCATACAAACTTCCTTGTTGGGGAAGAGATAAATTGCAGTTGCTACAACAACAGCAATCTAAGGGTAAGAATCCTAAATGGATTTGGTACACTTCTGTAACTAATCCAAAGGAGGAGGCCGTAGAGTTCGGTGGTGAGTAGTTTGAGGGGTCTATTTGCCATCGACACTCTAAACCCATATAGTGATATGCTTTATTTTGTTATTTATAAAAAAAAGAAGGACACAGAATATAAAATATTTACTAATCAAATATTTGATGACCTAAAAAAGGCTGAATACTTTGGTAAAACAAGTATGAAGAGAGGTTATGAACATAAAGTTATTGATTATAATAAAGAAAATGTAGATAAATATTGGTACAATGAAGAAAAAAAATAATTTAAATTTAATAAACTCTGTAAAAGTAATAGTTAGCCCATGGCAAAAAGGATTTACATGTGGTATTATTATGGATAGTAAATCTAAGATGTCTACAGAGCAATACGAATTATGTTCTACGATAGCTAGAGGCATGATAAAAATGGCAACTACAGACCCTCATTCAACGTTTCTATGGGGACTACGTGGATTTGCTGACGATAAAAAGAAAAGTGATAATCTAACCATTAGTTCTGTTGCAGAATTTGATGATGCATCTAATGTAGTAGATTTTCTTGAGTACCTAAAAATGAAACGAGATAAGGAGTTAAACTAATGGCAACGCACTTAGTTATAGGTGACCCTCATTGTACACCTAAAGCAAACAATGATAGATTTCTGTGGGCAGGTAGATTAGCCGCAGATTTTAAAGTTACACATGTAATATGCATGGGTGATTTTTGTAGCATGGATTCTCTGTCTACATATGATAGAGGAAAAAAATCCTTTGAAGGTAGAAGATATCAGAAAGATATGGATCATTCTCATGAAGCATTATCTTTGTTTAATAAAGGACTAGGAAAACATAAAGCTAAAAAGATTATGTTACATGGTAATCATGAAGATCGTATAGATAGATTTGTAGATGAAAATCCAGAGTTAGATGGTACTATGAAAATATCTGACTTGCAATTTAAAAAGTATGGATGGCAAGAAATACCCTACAAGCAAATGAAAGTTGTAGATGGTATACATTATGCACACCATTTTCCTTCTGGTATTATGGGTTCAGCTATATCTGGAGAAAATATTGGAAGAACTCTATTGACAAAACACAAAGTTTCTGCTACAGTAGGCCATAGTCATTTACTAGATTATGCTGTATCTACATTACCAAATGGTAAAAAGTTACATGGTTTATCTGCAGGATGTTATCTTAATCATGATGAGCACTTTGCAAGAGATACTCAGCATATGTGGTGGAGTGGATTAATAGTTAAAAGAGAAGTAAAAGATGGTAATTATAATATTGAAACAATAGATATTAAAACTATTAGGAGAGAGTATGGTAAAAAGTAAAAGGCAATATGATAAGAAGATAGACCATGGGCATGATATGTCATATGAGAACGAGATTAGATATGATAATGTTAATGCTCCTGCACACTATCTACATGGTAGAAAAGAAACAATAGATGTGATAACTGATTGCATGACTAGCGATGAGTTTCATGGATATTTAAAAGGTAATATACTAAAGTACGTTGCAAGATATAAATTTAAAGGAGAGCCTTTAGAAGATCTATGCAAAGCACAATGGTATTTAAATAGGCTAGTAAAGGAGGTCAACAATGGGTCAAGTTAAACAAGCTATACTAGAAGTAGAAGACTTTGTAAGTGCATGTATTAGAGATGGTAGAACTCTTAATCAAACTATAAGAGATGCTAGAGAATCTAAAGCAGCAAAGTATAATCCTTATCTTGATGATGAGGAGTTAGTAGAGAATAAATACTATCAATTTAAAGGAGTGTGGTAATGGAAGATATGTTTATAGAAGCACTAACTGCTAAATATGAAGCAGATATAAAGGTTGCTAAAGCAACTATATCAGTATACATGACTAAATCAGTAGGTATAGGGGAGCACCCACAATTTATAGATGAAATTGATAAACAACTAGAATTAGTAGCTAATGCTGAAGAGAAGTTAGAAATGTTAAAAAAGCATTATCCTACTGAAGACGATATACCATTTTAACAGGAGGGATAATGGATAATAAAAAAGATGCACAGCCTAAAAAATATCTTGTAACATCTGAGTTACTTATGGATCTTATGAGATACTTAATGACAAGACCATATGGTGAAGTTCATACCGTTATGAATAAACTAGCAAGCCTTACACCTTATACAGGAGAAAGTAATGAAGGAAAAAAATAATTTAGATAAGTTTACAGGTATCTTATTTGAGTTAAAAATAGGACTAAATCAAAACAATGCGATAGTTATAGACTACGGTGGTAAACCTGTATCTAAAGTAAGAGAGGCTCTCAAGGGATATCCTTATCATGGTAATCTATGTGCAGCTGTAATTAATCATGCTAACTCTGTGGGGAAAAAGTTACAAGATGATATTAAAACACTTATACAAAAAGTTTAATAATACTATCACACAAAAAAAAAGACACCCAGAGTAATCTCTGCGTGTCTTCGTTGTTGCCTGCTGGGGGAGTCTTTATGGCTCCCCTTTTTTATTTTAGATTATTCATTTGATCCACTAAAGGTTTAGGTTTAGGAATCAACATATTTTCTGTTTCAATTATTGGTTTAATTCTATCATTATACACATTAGTTAAAAAATCTGTATAATCTTTCCTTTCTGCATAAGGACTCATACCTTTAAACATATCTTCTACTTTATTTACAGAGTCTATTACATTTTTATATCTTTCATCATTTGCAATTAAATTTAAAAATGATCTAATACTACCTTTATTATCTGTAAAACTTCTAAGTTTAGCACCACCTTGTGTAGTTAAAAACTCTTGATCTCCTGTAGCATGCATGCCAAAAAAGTTATTAGCATTTTTTGCAGTAGGTGCACCTTTAAATTGAAAATTACCTGTTTCTGCAGCAGCTACAGTAGCTATAAAAGAAGTAGGTATTTTTCTTTCAATAGCATCCTCAGGATATTCCTGACGAACTTCTTCTATTGCTTTCATAAAGTCTTTTGTATTTTTTATTTCAGCCATACTTATATTTATAAATAAAAATACACTAGCAATTCCAAGCCCTAAGTGCTTTATTAATTCTTGAATTTGGGTCATTAGCAGTCTTAGCAGATGTAAGTTTTTTCTTCATGCCTTTCATTCTCGCACAGAAGCTGGCTCTTCTTTTGTTTCCTACTTTTTTGCTAGGTCTTTTTAAATTAGCACCAGTCGTTCTTTTAAAATACTTACGTCCTGCTTCATTTAATCCTCCAGAGGGGTTTTGATATTTTTTTGCTACCATTATTTTTTCCTTACGGTCATAGCTGCACGTTTAAATTGTGCAGCTGTAGGTGCACCTTTATCACCTTTCTTTCTCATTTTACCACCACGTTTTCTCTTAGCGTGAATATTAGCATACAAGCCTTTTCTCATTATACTTTTTTAGCTAGTTTTTTATTCATCTTTTTTTGTACTGCTTCTGGTAATTTAGAAAAACCTTTAAGTTTTTTTGGAACACCTTTGTTTTTCTTGCCATTTTTATTTTTCATTTTTCCGTACATCATTAACTATATCTCCTATATTTAGCTGTTTTTTTTGCAATCCCTTTTGGTTGCTTCACAAACTGTTTGCCCTTTTTTGTTCCTTGGCGTTTTGCTCTTGTCGTTGCCGCATACTCCGCAGAGGATAGACTCTTGATAGCTTTCTCTGGCAAATATCTTTCCCCAGTCTCCGAAGACTTCTTGCCAGATTTCGTTCTCCATTTTTGTTTTCCCCATGCTTTTAAACTCCTTTGACGTTTTGCGAGTGCCATTATGCTTTTCTCCCTTTTCTTATAGCTTCTTTACCTTTTTTAAATATTGATGCTACCTGTGTCTTGCCCATGACTTTTGCTCTTTGCTCTCCAACAGTCAATATCTGGATCTTTCTTGCAAATGGTTTAGATATCTTTTTAACTTTTGCAACAGTCTTACGAGCATCAGCAGGAGTTGCAAACTTAATTCCAACAGTATCCTTAGGATTCTCATCTGTGTAAAGTCTCCTACCAGATCCTTTTGGTTTTTTACCTGTACCTACTTTAGGATCTCTTTTTTTTGCCATAAGATTTCATTTCTTTAATATGTTTTTCAATAACTTTACTCTGCTTCTTATGTAAAGCAGATGCTTTCTTTAATGCTTTAGCTACTTT